CTACTTGAAATCCCCCAATGCAACACCGTTTTCACGTACCGCAATATAATGGTGGTATCCTGCATAATTTACGTAGCTAATATAGATATAGTTGCCACGTCTGTACCAGCCGTCATACTTCACAGATTCGCCAGGATAGTATGTTGCTCCGGTAGGTTTTACTCCTGGATAAGCAAACACTCTCAAGGCTGTTTTAGCTGTGAATGTGCCGTTCTCGCGGTTAATTGTATATCCGTCATCATTAAATGTTCCAGAAACTAGTGTAGTCGAAGTTTTAGGTACATCGTAATTTTGAACATCCTGAGCTAAGGCCCACCCAATTGCTGTATTGCCTTTATATAGTAAAACGGCTTGGTTGGAACGTGACAGCACAATCTTTTTAGTGTCTTTAATCGTATATGTCTGTCCTTTTGCACTTGGATTAATCCCAACTCTTGGTACATACCAATCTACGGCTGATTGTTTCAAGGTAACTGTTTGGCCTACAGTAAATCCATCGTGTCGATCATCATTGTTCAGCTTTTTATTGATAACCTTAGCTGTATTACCAAACCAATACGAAACCGGATGTTTATCAGTCATAACAAGCGAACTATCAAGACTTAAACCTAAAGCAAGACTAGGTTGATCATCTCTGTGTTGCCATAAGTCATAATTTTGAGGTTGAGGCAAATTAGACTGATACGCTGCTAGCCAGAAACCGTCAAATTGATTTAATACTGCTTGTCCTGCGTAAATATCAGAAAATTTGCGATAGCTATAAAATATTATTTTTTTGTTAGTGAGTGATCGCATTTCACTTAACCATGCTTTTACTGCATCTTGTGAAGATCCGTGTATCACACAAGGCTCTTCATAATCAAGCGCATAGAACTTAGCATTTTTGTCTGACCTATTATAGAAATCTTTAGCTTCCTGTCTCGCATCGGACGCTGAGACAAATCTAGCATATGCGTATTCTCCGTATGGAACACCAACTTTATCTGCAAGCTGTGTGTAGTTATTCACCTGCTTATCAATATAGTTAGAGCCATATTGCCTTCTGAATAGCAAGCCTGATACTTCGCTCTTAACGTTTTGAAACTGTTGTTCTGTCTTTGGGCCTTGCCATTCTGACATATCATAGACTGGCAAAGTATCAGCAGAAACTAATTTTATTGTAAACAAAAGAGTAGCCACGGTTGCAGCTACCCCAAGTAGTAACTTTTTAATTTTCAAAGGATTCCCTCCTATTTAGTTTGAGTACCGCCAGTGATTACATTGCCGTCATTATCAATTAATTCGCTGACTGGTTTAGCGTCCAACAAGGTTTGGTAATCTTTAGGATTGCTAGTTTTTATAATCTTAAGCGCTTTTGCGGCCTGCTCTTGAGCAGTATTTGCAGTTTCAGCTACCTGACTAACAACTTTTTGAGCACTGGTGGCGTTAACTGCTGCGCTAGTAGCAGTAGTGTTTGCTGAATTTGCCGTCTGCTCAATACTTTCAATTTGCTTAACAAGTTCTGAAAGATCAGTATTTGTTGACACCGGAGTAACTTCACTTATAACACCAATCAAGCCTAGAATAGTCAGTAATGTATTGATAATTGCCACAATCGAATTCCAGTCACCAGGGAACTTAATTCCAAAGGCAGCAAGTACCTGTTGTATCAAAACAATCGCTAAAGCAATTAAACCAGCCAAAACTTTACCATTCAAAGTTCCATCAGCTTGGACCAACTTTTCTTTGATTTTTTCCATTGATGAAATCCCCTATCTTTTTTCTTTTAAGTATTTAATTTGTTCATGGTGCCGATCTAAACGTCTGTCATGATCATCTAGTCTTTTTTCAAAAACAGTTAGCCTTTTATCGGAGTTTTTCATGCTGCTATTGAGATCATCCATGCTCTTAGTTAAACTATCCACTTTACCAGCAAACGGTGCGACAATGACGTACTTGAATACAAAACCGACTATCGCAGAAACTATTGTGATGAACGCTCCAACTATCCCCATCAAAGCAGCCCACTCAGTCCAATCAATCCCAAAAAATTCGTGCAACTCATCACTTCCTTTTTCCTACCCGCCCACCACTATTTTTGTGTAAAAAAACAAGTCTAGCTTTACACTTGACTTGTCTAAACTTGCTATTTTTTTAGATATTAATCAGCATCTAAAAATGCATCCATTTCATCTCCACGTTTGATTATAGATTGTTTAATTTGATTGAAATCGTTGGTAGTTGAACTTGGAATTGTAGGCCAGAGCTCCAAATTGCTTTCAAACTCGCTTTCTGGAATTTCAGAAATGAATTGTTTGAATACATCAATTGCTCTTTCATTATTCCATACTGAATTTCTAAGCATGGTCCATTGCTCCTTTACTTGATCAAACATCAAATTGTATATTCGTTTGAACAAGACATTGTAGTTAGCATTAGTAACAAACTTTCCAATATTTCCACTTAATGCAAATGATGTTTCATTACTTAATTTGCTTCCATTCCAATACAAGTACCATGTTGAATCTAAATCATATGGGATCATGTAGTACGTTTTCCCAGAATCCCACGTCAAAAGTATTAGCGATTTAGCAGTATTGTCCCATTCGTGTGCCCAAATTCCAAACAGATACGTGTTTATTACTGACTTAATATCAATATATTCTGCTAAATGTGCTTTAAAATCATTGTCTGTCGAAGTATTAATAAAATTCAAAAATGAACTGAAATTATTTATTAAATCAGGAGTCGGATCATCGTGAACTTCACAAGCGTAATTAGTTCCATCAATAGTGTCCGAGACGGTATTCAACAAACTATTAATTGTTTCAAATGATATTGCTTCATTAGTGTCAACATCTTCATCCATGCCAAATGAAACATCGTGTTTTGACAAATTCAGAGTATATAAACCTAAATCATTGCCATTTAGAAATACTTTAACTGGGAACCCATCCATCTGACCATAATTAGGTGCCTTAACTAAAGAGTCACGAACATCTGGATTTTTAATTTTAGTAACTTGAGTAGCTTTTGAAAAAATTCTAGCATTGCATATGTTTCTAGCTTCTGTAACATCTATAAAGTTTGCCTTTAAGACATAACTACTTTCATTAACCCATGTTGGCTTAAATCTAACCTTCAGCTTGTTCTTAACTTTATTATCTGAATAAAGTTTTAACTTATAGTTTTTCTTTGGATAAGCTTGAGAACTGTCGCCTTGCCATTCAATTTTAGCAAAGGCGTTGATTTTTCTCTCTTTATCAATGAAGCTAAAAGACGTGTTAGCATATTTACTGCCATTCATTGAAGAAACATCACCATTTAGTTGAATGACTGGCAAAGTATTTTGCTGAATGGAATTTCCTAAAACTTTCTTTACAGCATACTGTGCCAAATTGAATTCCAATACATCGAAATCAATGTTTTTAGTAATGTCAACTGCTTGGACATAGACAAAGATTGATTCCAAGCTACTTACATTAACATCAGGCAATGAACTTGGAGTTGGCAAAATTAAATCGTCAACACTTGCAACACTATTATTTTCCAAATTGAACTGTTTCAACGTAATGCGAGTTGATCCTGTTCCGTAGTTATATTGTGCATAAATTTTAAAACTATTGTTATCAGTGTTGTTTTTAATCCTTATTTTTGCTTTAATTTTATTGCCTGCAAAATCTTCGAAGTCAGATTGCATTTTGTTATAGTCAAGTTGCATATACATCTTTTTATCATTGACATCAATAGTTGAGGACTTAAAGTTAATTACTTTGTGTCCATTTACGACACCTTTGTATTCTTTGATGACATTGACAGGGACTACATTAGCAGTCGGATCATCATAAGATAATAATATGTTGTTGTTACCTACATGATTTAATTTGTTATCAGGCAAAAATTCAACTTTTGCATAATAAATATCCCAATTTATAGAATTGGCTGAACTATCAACGACTTGCACAGCTACTTTCTGGATGTTTGACTGTGTAGATCCAAGGCTTTTGATGCTAGGAATAGATAACGTATAATCATTGATTGCGTTTCTTAATCTCAATTTATCCACTTGATGTACTTGAATCGAACCATCGATATTATAAACAACAACCCTAACAGCAATATCATCTTTTCTGTCATTGTAATCTCTGATTTTAAGATTTAAGAGTATTGGGTAATAATAGTTGGACGATTTTTCAATCACATCAAACTCCATATTTATTCCACGATCGCCTTCAGTATTTGATGATGAGACATTCATAACCGGAGTTTGATCCCCACTATTATATTTATATTGCAGATTACTATTTACTGCTGAAAATCCACCATTATAACCCCATTTGCTTAAATTTCCATTGTCAATAGCGTTACTTTTTTCATTAGCATACCCAAAATCAACATTTTGTTCTTCCAAACGGGTGATTGCTAATCCACGAAGATAAAAATCAACACTAGTTTTATCTTTGGCAATCAAGCTAAAAACAATCTTTTCTAAATCGCTTATCGCAATTCCTTGCAAAGAAGGCAGTGGCATTACTGCATTTACTTTTGCTATTTTATTTGTTTTTAAGATGAACCCACTCAAACCTGTTATTTTTTTGACACTTCCATCTGTTCTTACCAAGCTCCAAATTAAGTCAAATTTTTGGTCTAAAGTTGAGTTATTTCTAATTTCAAATAAAACGTTGGCATTAAATCCAAAACGCCAATTATGACTTGCAATATCAATATCTGCGCAAACTCCCTTTCCAGCCGTCGTTGTATCCATTCCAGTAAAGTGTGCCCAGTTGCGATTAAAATCAGTTTTTATTTCCATTGATGTTGTGGAATTTGCTGGATAGTAAGGATTGACTAAAGTAGAATCAAGATCTGCATTTTGAATATAATTATTAACATCGCTTTCAGTTGCTACTAAATCACTCATAGAATTTCCTCCATATAAATAAATATTTTTATAAACATTGAAATCTAAACTAGATTGCCGTCTTCTAGTTTGTAATTTTTGAAATTAGAATAAAAATCGTCTGGAATATCTCCCTCATAATCTACTCCATCAGATATAGTTCCAATATCTGCATATCCAATCACATTATTATCACTGTCTAACTGTAATTGCATTTTGTTGCCCCCCTAGTGTATTGCATCTATACCAACAATTGTCCAATCATCAAAAGGAGAATTGTTTGCAGTAATTATGTTTCCTGTACTATCGTTTCCTATCAAGTATTTAAGGGCTGAAGCAAAGGTTATTGAAGCATTTGTTAAATTAATCCCAATTTGGCTTGATACTACTTGCAGTGAATCATCAGTTGGCTGAGTTGAGCTTAGTGTTTGTGTACTTCGGTAAGTTGGCACTAGAATTATGCTGAAAGCAACAAAACCTGGAGCATAGCCATAAATTCTCAGCCTAGTTCCACTCGAATTGTAGACTCCGCTTGGAATTGCCTCTTGAAATGTGATAGTTGAACCTTGTGAAGGTTTAAAGCTTCCTCTATATAGTTCCTGATATGTTGTTATCCTCTGCCAGGGTTGTTCTGTTCCATCATATTTTAGAGTCTTTATAAAGGAGACATTACTTGGAGTGTATGTCCAAATTAAAACCTTTGTTTTGTCCGCAAAAGATTTTATCTCTAAGGCTGCTGAAGTGTTCCAATTTTCTGGGGCCTCATTAATATTGTTAGGAACATGATATAAGCCATCTGCTAAAGTCTTAATGTCTGTAGAAGGGTTGGTTATCGCTGGTGATCCAAGATGTTTATCGGTCCAATTATACATTTCATACGGCATAAATCCTGAACGACCATTTCCGGCAAGGGGGTGCGCATCATTTATTCCATTGCCACCAGTCCATGATCCACTCCCATCAGCTCCGATGTGCTGTTCAACTTCCTTTTTTAAAAACTTCATGTCATTTTCCATCTTTTGGAACTGACTGTCAGTAACCATAGCTATAATCACTCCCTTGCCCAAAACGTTTGAATATTACTTGTCTATTAGTTGTATCAATTTCAATTATATCAAAAGCATATTGATCAATTGTTCCTAAGTCTGGATTAACTTTTGTTCCATTTATAACCCTACCGGATGGAATAAAGCAGCAACGCTCGGTCAACTTGACACCATCAATTTCTTGCATACTCATGTCAGAATGCTCATGACCAACCACCACTCCTGCTAGATCTCCATTGGACTTACTAAAATCAGCCTCAATTGTTGCTGGAAAGTTGTCATCACTACCTGTACCGGAATAAGTCGTCTTGCCAGCATATGCTTGCAAAACTCCATTTAATAAATCGTGATTTGTGTTATATGGATAGCTATCAATCGACGTAAAGGGTTTGTTGTTCCCATATCCTTGAAGAGGACAATGAGTTACTATCAAAACAGCATATCCATTAGGAACACTGGCAAGAGCATTGACTACAAATGTTAATTGTTTTTGTGTGATCACACTGTGATTGCCTCGCGAGTATATTAAATTACCATTATTATCATATTTTTCAGTTTGGTTATACGTGTTTAGACTAATCAAGCGTACCTTCTTATCGTTATAGTCCTTAAACGCATCAAAATCTGAACGTGTTTCTCCAAAGCTATGTGCATCATAGTTATAAAGCTTTAGTACGTCTGAGCGTGTTAAAAACTTTCCCGGAGTTGTGTTAAAAACCGTACCATCATCGTGGTTACCAAGCTGAACAAAAACATCTGTATGTGATAAAGCCAAGCGAATAATGCTTGCCACTTTTCTATTTTTTAGCAAAAGCTGATTCACGTTAGAATCTCCGCCATCAATATTATCTCCATTAACAACTACACTATCCAACAAACCATCAAACACAGCCATATTTGCAAGCATGTCATAGACTAAAGGACCAGCATTTTTAAAATTTTCATAAGCCTCCCAACTATATGCAGTTAAAAAATGTTCATCTTGTAAAAGTAAGCATTTAAAATTACTGCTAGTACTAATTTGTCCTGCAAAGGATTTTAAGCTATCAACAACCCCATCAACAGTATAATCACTGATAATAGAATCATCTAAGGAAACATAATCAATCATTGTGTCTATTTCATCTTTGGAATAGGTATCATTATTAAGACGCTCACCTAAACTATTAAAAGTTTTGCCTTTGGCATTGGTACGTGAATCAACCACCTCAGTGTTGTTTGTATTTTGTATCGCTTGTGAAGTCATTTTATTTTCCAGAGCTGAAATTTTTATATCCTGATCATCAAGTCTGCCCGTTAAGATATTCCAAAAGCTAGACCAGTACCCCATAAGGTGGTAATACCACCAACGCAATGTATTCCAATTTCCTTGCATGTGGTTTCTATAATTTCTATCTTGCAATCCGTTTGATTCATCAGTTAAATCTAATTTTGGTGGCCATTTAAATCCCATTTTTTAACCTCCTAAATAAATATTGGATAGTACCCATAACTTGCATCAACACCTAAATTGTTCCAATTTGAACTAAACTGCCATGCTGATGCACCTTGTGGTTTGTTTGTGGCACTATATGCAGCAATCCATCTATACTTCGCAATAGGCGTAAACCAATCATTGAATCTGCTCAAGCTTGCATAATCGCAAGTGTTCAAATATCCAGCATCCGTCAAGACCTTATAAAAAGCTGCTATCTGCTCATTCAATTTATCTTTTGTAATTGTAGCTTTATCAGCAGTCGGATCTAATGAAACATCCTCAACGTCAAGTGAAACAATAACGTTTGTCGGAATATTCTCAGCTTGTAATTGCGTTAAAAACGCTTGTCCTTCTGCCGTACCGTCACCCATAAAATAATGGTAACAACCTACCAAATCTAAACCAGCAGTTTTTCCATTATTTATCTGTGTAGTAGCGAGTTGATTAACATAATCTGTAGATTGTGTCAGTTTAACCATTAAGCCTTTGGCTCCGTAATTCACCAATTTGGTAAACCAAGCTACTGAAGTATCAGCATTATTGCTTGAGACATCCACAAATATGCCATTCGCCTGCAACTCATTAATTTTTTTAAGCATTTCCACAATTGCATCGTTTGTTGTTTGATAATCCTGACCAATTTTTGCATAATCACTCTTTAATTGATTAATTACGGCCTGTTGCTGCGCAAAACTTTCAGCTAGTTTCTTAGCTTGATTACGTTGATAATTCAGAATAGTCTTAGCGGTGTTGTTCAGTGTAATTGTTGTTGGCGTTCCAGGGTCCAACGGATAATATTGATACGATGCCACTTCAACATTTGTCACATATCTATCCTGACGATTTTCAAGTCTCATGTTTTCCATGAAAGTTGGTTCATCATTACCATCTTGAGTAACTTCGATGGTCAATGCTGGATCAGGTGCTAACTGTGAAATGCCATAGTTCTTCATTGAAGCAGCATCATGAAACCTATCATCAGAAATATCTCCACCATCACGCACGCCATAGCGAGCAATTGAAGCATCATCTGTTACATAAAACGGATCAAACCAATACGTTGGATTGTTACTATCACTGCTGTCTTTTTCAACACTCACACAACGCATCTTGTTGACTATTCCATTAGTCGAATCGTAGGTAAGTTTAAGCTCCCTAGTGTTATGGAGATAATCCAGCCTGTGTCCTAAATCTTTAACGAGTGCATCATGCTGATAAATTCTGATATTTTTGTTATCCGGCCAAAAAACAGCATCTGACCAGGTCGATATAATCTTACTCAACATATCTTTGCCAGAGCAATTACCTAAATCTGTAATCTGATCTTTGCTAAAGGATCCGATGACCTGCCAAGTAAACCCTTCTGAATTTCCACCCAAAATAAAAGACAGAACATCATCAACTGAATAAGTTAATGTTCCTGTCTTGACTGAGTGTTGCCATATTCTTGATACTTCATAGCTAACATGACTACATGTGACCTGAACTGTTGTAAATCCATTTGCATGATCTGGGACAAGCTGTTTAATGATATATTCCTGGTTATTCCAAAACACGCTTGCTTCGACACTAAGCATATTAAAGGCAATCGATTTATCATCATAGGCTGTAAACTGAAGTTGCCATGATTCATTTACTGATGGTTGAATATAGAGTGAGTTAAAAAACACACTCTTCAAAGGCTCTTTGTAGGCGCTGTTTAAGCCTTGAACTATTAACTTATCAGCCAATATAAATGAACGGAAAACTAAATGTAATATCAACTGTGGTTGCGCCAGTAGCCACAATATCATTCCAGCCTTTTTCTAATATCAGATTACCGTAATCTGTATTGGCACTTGCTGGGGTGCCATTCAATGTAGTATTGATTCCATCAAGAACAATGAGGTCACTACCATTTGAACTTTTGTTATATTTCCATGATGTCCCATTTGTCTTGTTTACCAGTTGCAAGCTATTGCCCTTAAATTTAACAATGATCTTTAAATCATGCCGCTGATAGTACGGGTCAATTGGAATATCACTCGCATTAAAAATCTTAAACTGCGGCACTGTATGGCGATAAATAAGATCTTCACCATTAGGCAAGTTCATCCCACGCTGCCAACCAGCTTCGTCACGTGTGTATAACGAATCAGACCGCAGCAAACTAAATTTATAGCCACTAGGATTTTCAAAGGGAATGGAAAATGTAGCATCATGAGCTCCGTCTTGAAAAGGCTTGATATCAAATGGAGTAGCTCTCGCAAAGCTGACTTTTGCCGGTTCTGCATCACTTCGTAACCTCATTAGTTTCTTTTGAATAAACAAACGGTATATATCATGTTTAGCTAGTTTCAAATCATACCAGTCAGAAAAATGTAAGCTGAAGTTAGCATTGAAAATATTTTTGTTAATTGAGGCAGTAGTAAATATACTACCATCAGAACCTGCGTTTTCTTGATAGTTATTCGTAATAGAAGGGGTGTCATCACTTCCTAAAAAGTCAAGTCCGTCAACTAGATCGGTTACATTTACTTCATCTTCATCAGCCACTTTTACCTTAAGCCATGGTTCTGAAATTGTAATCACCTTCTTTAAATTGCTTGCATATCACTCATACTTTGATCTAATCCTTGTTGACGATACTTAGCTTGTTGGTCAAACGTGCCTATACCTTTAGTAGCATCAATTTGCTGTTTCATTAACGAAAGTAATTGGTCAAATTTAACAGACACATCTTCAACTTTGTTTTTAAGTTTTTCGACTTGTTCATCTTTTTGATCAGACATTTTTGAAACAACATTTTGACTATTTAATTGTCCGTCAGCATAATTATCAATAACTTCTTTCAATAGCGACCAAGCTCTAGAGCTTTGGCCAACCATTGGAATGACCATTTCTTTCTTATTTCCTTCGGCAACCTCTATCATCTGGTTTGTTGACACAATTCCACCGTTAGCCATGCGCTTGTGACCGGTAGGACCCCAACCGCCTTTAACAGAAATATCTGAAAGCCAGTTTGAATCATTGAATAAAGCTGTTAATTGTGACCAGCCACTAGCAAGATTGGCTTTAACACCTTTAGGTACCCAAGATGATAATGTAGGCTGGATATACTGTAGAAGTCCTTTACTTGGTGTACCAGCTTTAGCATTACTATCCCAATTATTGGTTACTGTAGGGTTACCATTTGATTCTTGTGCTATACGGTGCAATACCGCATTCATCCCTGCACCAGATAAATCAACGTGCATTTTGGCTGCGGCTTTTTTAATTGTATCTTTCCAACGAGTTACACCACTGCCACCAGGATTACCACTATCCCCCATATCCTCAAACATTTTTTTTACCCATTTAACTGCACTTTTAGCAACTGTTCCAGGAAAATGAGTGATAATATCAGATGCCATTCCAGCCTTGCTAGATATGCCATTAGTAAATTTTTTAAATACGCCTTCCATGAAATCAATAGGGTGTGCAAGTATTTTATCAACATCGTCAAGAATATCCTTGCCTTTATTCCACATAGAACTAAAGAACGATCCAATACCACTCTTATACGCTGGAACGCCAAGCATCTTAGCTAAGCTAGCTGACCTGTCTCCATCTAAAACAGAAGTACCTTTAGGAAGTGGCACGATTATATTTCTATCTTTAGGAAACATTCCTATTTCACCCGTGGGTAAATGGAACATCTCACGATAGTTAGTACCTGGAGCATCATTGACCATGGCTAATCCACCTTGGTGTGTATCTTTAGTACCCGTAGCATAACTGGGCATTGGTACACTCCAACTAGCGCCAATCTTATCAGCACCAACTTTATCAAGCACCCAGTTAATGCCTTTTTTAAGGCCGCTTAGCATACTATTGAATGGTTTTAAAACTCCACGCACAATTCCAGTGAAAGCATGATGAACTTTATCGATAGCACCGCTCACAACATCATGAATTTTGCCAAATATAGATTTAAAGGTATTAAGTACATCGCCTAATCGGCCACCAGTCAAATCATTTAGTTTGTTATACATACCAGTGAAAACATCACGCATAAATTTATTAATACTATTTGCTACATTTTTAAGGTCAGATCCAACTTTGCCCCACTTACCTGTCATTACATCGTGCCAGGTTTGAGTGTAATTTTGCAGTACCGAGTAACCATCTTTAAATGTGCCTTTATGGCTACTCCACATATCTTTTGCATGCCCAATAGTCCACTTTTTCATGTTACTAAAGCCACTTGAAATTTTACTTGCTCCATCGGATGTCCAATTTTTTACATTATTCCAACCATCACTAAATGCAGATTTAGTATTTTTCCACGCTTCCGATGCATGCTTTTCCATGCCCTTTTTCATATTTCCCAACCAGCCAGTAACACCTTTATACATATTTTCAATGGCACCGATTGAATCTTTCCATAAAACCTTAAAGAATTTTGTTACATTTTTCCATGCATTTTGTGCAGCCTTAATTAAACTGTTAACAAAAGCTCTGAATTTGGCATTGTGCTTATAAAGTTCAACAAGGGCAGCTATCACAGCAGCAATAGCTGTAACAATCAAGATAAAAGGATTAGCTTTCAAAAAGTTGAATGCCAATTTAATCCCGGAACCCGTTATTTTTGCTGTTTTTAGTAAACCGGTCATAGCTAACTGTGCACCTTTTGTCACTATTGAAGCTGTCCATTTCAAGCCTTTGCCCACACCTAGTGCTATTCCCTTTACCCCCTTAGCAAACAAGGAAAGTTCTTTCTTACCTGTAGCTCCATCTATTTTAGGCTTGAATACGAGCCTTTTTGCTATGCCACCCAAAGTGCTAGCGGTTCCTTTCATCACATCTAAGCCTTTGAAAGCAATAGCTAAACCTGATATCGCTTTACTTGCAAGTAAACCATTAGCCGCAATGGCCGCAAACGTTTTAGGGTGATCAGAGGCTAGCTGACCAACAATCTGAAGAACAGGTTCAAGGTCCTTTAAAGTCTGTACTAAAACCGAAAAAGATGTTTTGGAAGCTGTTTTCATTGAAGAAAAAAGCTCCTTTATCTGATCTTTATGAGCTACTATCGTTGCACCCAATTTGTCAATTCCCGTTTGCAAGTTAAAAAGGCCCTTGGTTAAACCATCACCTAGATTAACTTTTTTTGAGTTTCCAGCAAATGCAGTAATTATATCGTTAATCTGCATTTGGAATGCATCACCAACAGCTTTAAATTCTTTTTTTGTATCAGAATCTTGTATCCAATGCGATATTTGACCAATAAAAGGATTTTTCATTTTTCTGATTGGTTCATAAAGAGCATCTAGTAATGCCGGCGATTGTGTTTTAATAGAACGTACCATGCCGGGCCCAGTCTTCATCAAATTTTCAGAAGCAGATTGGTACTTTTTGCCTAACTCATTCATTACTGTTTCAGCATCATCTGCTGATACTTTTCCAGCACTCATCTCGTCTCGCAACTGGGACATAGTTAGTTTGTGATTCTTCTGCTTTTCTCTCTCATATTCAAGAAGCTTTTCACCATACATCGGTAACTGATCTTGAATCATATTGAAATCACCTAATTGCATCTTAGAAGACGAGAGCATATGAGTGAAGTTAGTTCCTAAACGCTTAGTATTGTCAGCAGACAAGCCTAATGTATCAGACATAGTTAAAATTGATTTAGTCAATGTTTCAGTTCTTGGTGCATTATCAAATACGTGATAAAATTGTTGATCTAATTCGTCAACAACATTTATAGACTGATTGTAAGCAGCTGATAAGTGGTTAGAAATATCTACCATTTGCTGGCCTTTACCATGAGAACCTGTCAAAGTATCCCAAGTTGATGCCATAACTTGTTGCTTGTTATCATATTCAACTACCGCGTCCTTTAATTCTGAAAAGTGAGCTTGAACAGAAGCTAATACATTAGTAATTCCGTTTGCAACTAGATGTGCTCCTAAAATAGTTCCAAATAAGTGTGACGTTTTTTCGGCTTTTTCGTTAACGTCTGTTAAACGGCCTTTTATTCCATCCATGAAACTACTAGGCTTTTTATTCATAGACTCTCGCAACTCATTCATTTCAGTCTTAGTTTTAGCCATTGCCGTTCCAGTCTCATTTAATCGAACTTGCTGCCTTTTATAGGCATCACTAGTAGCACCAGACTCACTAGCGACCCGTTTTAGTTCCTCTTGTTGCTTAGAGTATTGTGATGAAAGATTAGACAAAGATTGTTTTAAGCCACTCATTTTAGCTCTGTTGGCTTCTTCGGCTTTCCCCTCAGCTTGTAAGCGCTCAACGAAACTTTTTGAAAGTTCATTGGACTGACGGTAGCCTTTTTGCAAATCAGCTAGCCCACTAGCATAGTACGTCATGCTAGACTTTGCACGTGTTTGTTGTGCTTCTAAGGAAGCAAGCTGTTTAGTTGATGAATCAATCTGTTTCTGCAACTTTAAATAAGATTCAGCGCCCTCTTGGGTAGTTTTGTCTAGTCCGTTTTGGCGACTTTTAAGCTCATTAATTTTGGCTTTCTGCCTATCAATAACGTCGCCTAATCCATTAAACCTTGTTTGTGCAGCTCCAATAGCATCTCCAGATGATTTCAATGCTGTTTCTTGTGCTTTCCATGCATTGGTAGCAGCACTAACAGCATCTTTTAATCCCTTTAAAGATCCAACAGCTGAAACAGTATTGATAGCAACACGAGTTGCCATTTCATATTGAACATTCGCTGTCATTTTTCAACCTCCTTTCATGTAAAATAAAAAGCAGATGATAGCCTTTGGTTAGCCCCTCATTCTTCTATGTGCTTCTGCCGCACTTAATGCTCGTTTATCACGAGGCTTAGAACTCATGACTTCCAATAACTCAAAATAGTCTTCTTGATCAATAGTACTGAGTGATATGCCAGATTCAAAAAGTAATCGTTTTTTGAAATACATATAGTCTTCAATTTCATTTTTAAAGTTATAATCTTGCTTTTTAAGATCTACTAATCTTTTTTTGGGTCCTTATCTCCATTAACAGGCTTGAAATTAATATCTGAATCATTTAATTGTGGGTTTTTAATCTTAGTGATGACATACGAGACGAACTCGCCAAGTTCTGCAAATCCAGGTAATGTTTTTTTGGCCTTCAAAATTTGTTTTTCATTTAAATTAAGTGATTGCTGAAGGAAAGCAAATAGCTCGTTGCCAACATCTTCCTCTTTATTTATATCTTTTTGGGCTTCTTCAGCATCCGCCAAGTTAGCTTTTAATTTTTCAAGTTCTGTCATTGCTTTTGTGTCTTTTTGATTTTCACTCTCTTTTGCTTTTTTACTTTCTTTGTCAGCAATAGACTGTTTTAGTGACTGAATGCTTAAACCATTTAATTCTTTAGCGACTCTCGTGGCCTCTGTTTGCAAATAAAACGAAGGCAAAACGCTTATCTCTTTTTTTATTCCAATTCTTTCAGCGTTAATTTTAATAATCAAAATAATTTCCTCCTAATTTCGTCTCACTTTTATCGTCTCTGTGTTTTGCTTAATTAAACAGCTGTTGACTCAAACGAACATGTAGCTAACTTACCGCCATCTTCTGTCTTGGCAGTGAATGTACCTGAACCCGATCCAACAAAGGCATAATTTCCATTTTCATCAATTGTTGCCAATGAAGCATCAGATGTTATAAATGTAGTATTTTTATTTGTTGCATTGTCTGGAGATATCATAGCCGTAATCTTACCATTATCGCCAACTTTGCCATTTACTGTCACTTTGTCCAGTGCAATTCCTGTAACTGGTACTGAAGATTCTGTATATCCACCGAAAACTTCTTTCCGCATAGCGACCTCATCAAAAGTGGCATCCGCACTGTAAAAATACTTATATGGGCGTTGCACACCTTGATCATCTACAAACACTGTTTCTCCAAGCGGGTCGAGTGCATCATATTCAAACGTACCATTATAATCAACTTCGGAATTTGTATTTGTTCCGTGACTATGACCAACTTCGATCATTTCACCATTAGCAAAACAATCATAGAATAAATGTCCTTCAAAATCGTAAGATGCCACAATAACTGCTACGTGTGGTTTCTTCGAGCTGGATAATACATAGCCACCCTTACCATCTGATACATAGCCTTTCATTTTAGCCATGACTGAACCATCCATATCCAACATAGTTAAAGCTAAGGATGGGGTTTGTGCCCCATGTGCCATTCTTTTGCTCTTGCCATTGGCATACTGAGCAGTCCCTTTTTCTTCCAACCCGGTAATGTTAGCTGTCGTAGCACCTTCACCATCACCATCTGCGTGATAAATTCCGCTAGCTGACAATCCTTTTGCGGCATCTGCAATAATTTTCCCTGTATCATCCAACTTAGCAAACTCAACCCATGCGATATCTTTAAAACTAACACCTACTGGCATTTAAATTCCTCCTTTAATGTTTTTGACAAAATAAAAGACCTTCGTCCATTGTTTTGAGACGGGGTCTTTTACTCGACTCTTAGATTGGTCAATACGCCAGCCATTCATCACAAAGAGCTCAGCAAGTGCAATCTCAGAATCTTGAAAATTTAATTTTGCTTTTAAAACATAGAATATTTGTACTTCTACGCCTATTTGCCAACTTTTAAACATCCCATTGGCATAATAAAAAGGCTCATTCACATATTCGGTAATCACCATAGTAGTTTGTTCTGTACTAGGTGTTACTCCGTCTGGAATTGAGCCTTGAAATAAATTATCGATCCAGCTTAAATTTGCAGATTTAACTACATTTTTAGCTTGGACTACTGGTAAATCCACTAACCATCACCGCCAGTCAGTTCCTCGTACTTCTTCTTTTCTGCTGCAAAGACTTCACTTCGTGATTCACGTCTTGCGTTGTCAACAAAGTGTGTAGCTTTCATATTTACCGTCCCATCATTCAAAAATCCTGCCACATAAGCTTTTTTCCCAAATCCAACTGTGCTATTGCCGTTTTTTTCTTTATCAATATCTGTTCCTTGACAAACAATATTGTCAGCCAAATGTCCATATTTAACATCATTATGGCTTGATCTGTGCTTTTCTGTTTCAGCTTTTAAATGTTTGACAAAGACTTTAGCACCTGCTTCTGTAATTTGTGCCTGTTGTTCAGTATTAATGGCTTTCTTTTCAACACTATTCAGCCAATCGTGCAGTTGATCATCAAGTCCCATTTAATCACCCCACTTTAGCGACCTTTTTTAACATGATTAGGTCATATCCGACTGGCAGTCCAGTTGAATCCATTGAGTTAGAGATGACTGTATAAATAATATCATCAGCGTCACTAGTGAAATGTGCTTTTGTGCCCTTTATAATTTGTGGATTTCTTCTGACAGCAATTGTGATCGTATCGTCAAATTCTGTTCCTAATAACTGATACTGTTGAAGCTGAGTTCGCTGGTAGAGTGCATAATGCAAGGTGTACTCAGGAAAAAAATTAGTGTCGTAGTCTCCAGCATTATTATTTTCAACATTTTTTACACTCCCAAACTCAATCGTTTTATTGAAACGACTAACCGCTATTTTCATTTTTAGCTCTCCTGATCTTCCAACGTATGCCGTTAATCATATAAAGATAACTTGGTGGATAAGCATCTTGAACAGTTGCAAGTTCTCCTCGATTGTAATAATTAAAATCAACAAAGACTTTTACAGCTTGGTTAAACAATTTATAACCTCGATATACTGAAACATCGACCGTTGGATCAATATTTCCCATAATATCCTCTTCAGCCATACTAATCAGGTCTTCCAAAACATCTGTATCAATTCCGTTATCTAGATTTAAATATTTTTGCATATCCGAAGTATTCACACCTGCCGCATCATCTGCCACAAAATCACTCCTTCAGAACCGCCAGAACTGCATGCTCTCACTGTTTATTTCATGGGCGATTATCTATCTTAATGCTGAAATAGTGCTTAGAACACGTTTATCAGCACTTAATTTTATCCTTGACCACCTGCTGATGCCGTAGTAGATGCAGTTACAAAATAGCCAGCTTTTTCATCTGCAACCGTGACACCAAAGCGTAGAACAGCGGCTAAATATTGACCATAAACTTGATCATATTCCCATGAAAGATTTACTTCTTTACGGTCAGCAAAGAATACAGCTCTCTTAATATCACCAATAAATGCTTTCATATCTCCTGCTTTTCCAAGTAATGTATCTCCGACTTTGTAAACAGGAACGCCAAGCAAAGTACCCTTAGATGAAGAAGAAATATCCTGGTGGAAAATATATTGACCATTCTTGTCTTTCAAAGTATCTAAAATATCATAGAAAGACTGTGATGCAATAATCACTGGCAAATAGGCAGGGTCAAGATCTACATTCAAAATATGTTTGATATCATCAACAGAGCTATCAGAATTAATAGTCACTGCTTTTGCAGTAAATGACTGAAGAATTGGTGCAATTTCATGGTTAAATGTATTTACACGTTTTTCACCAATATCTTGTCCAAGAATATCTAAAGTTGATGGTTGTGCATCATCAATTGATTCTTGGGAAACTGTCAAAGCACCACGATGCGTGATAACTTCCCAATCAATATCAGTAAAATCAGGTTTTGCGAGTTCAGAATTTTCTTTCAACTCATCAGTTGAAGGCAAGTAATCATCTGCACGTTTTTTAATAGGATAAGTTCCTTTTTTAGTAGCTACTGGTGTTTTAGTCAGCAGTGTTGAAAGGTCTACAACACTGTTAACCTCAGAAGACGGATTATAAATAATAGTTTCAGGAATGATTGGTGACATTTCAGTTGAACTAACTTGATTTTTTGCTGGGACTCTTTTCATAAAGTTCAAAATAGCTTTCTTTTGATTTTCCAACTTGTTTTTTGCTGAATTAGGTGTTAAATTTTTGCCTTTATCTTCCGAATTAACAAGATTATTGCTTTCAGCTTCTTCTTTATCGATTTCACCCTGTAAATCAGTGATTTGAGATTCTAAAGCATCCCGTCTCACTTTTTCATTACTTAACTGTTCTCTAACTGCCTTCATATCTTCTACAGACGAAGAATCATCTTGGAGTTTTGCATTCAAATCAGCATTCAAATCAGCACATTTAGCAGATACCTTGTTGAACTTTGCCTGTAATTGTGCCATTAATTTTTGCTTGTTCATTATTTTTCCCCCTTATTTTTGGTCAAGAAAAATAGCCAACTTCTTTTGGCGTAGATTTTGAAGTCGACTATTATTTTTTTTACTGTTCTTTTCATTTGATTCATCAGGACTCGAAAGTTCATCCTCTGTCACCCATCGATGATCTACTACTTCAGGCGTTCCATCAGTAGGTGTGTAATCAATCATGTAAACATTTGCGTTATATGCATGATCAACTACGCCTTTTGCTCCTTTCATACCTGACATATGATCAGCTAATACTGTAACTTCTGTTCCCTCCGGATAAAGAGGATTTATTGCAGGATTCAAATTGTCATCGGAGTCTCCACTGCCCATAGACATATTCAGCTGCTTAATTTTTTTATTTTCTGCAACCAAATTTTTCACTTTTTCAATTGCTTTGTGTGGAATCAATTTTCCAATAGTATTAGTGACAGGTTCTGGACTATAATCAATTTGCTCATCGGCAAGCCCTAAATTAATCGCATCTTCTGCGCTCAGCCATGTTTCTTTATCCATGAGTGCTAAAAAGTCATTTACGGGTTTGCCAGTCTTAACCGAGTACATATTTGCAATAGCTTGATTAGTTGTCTTTAACATTCCCGATGTCGTGTCCATTTCATGATAATCGCCTTGGGTACCACATGATGCATTATGAATCATCATCTTTGCCCCAGGAGACATTTGGACCTTGTTTGCACCCATTGCAATAATTGTTCCAGCAGAATAGGCATTAGAAACAATTTGTGCTGTTACATTACCAGGATAATTATGCAAAGCCGTATAAACCTCTGTAGCTGCATCAACTTCTCCGCCATCGCTTGCAATTTCCATTGACACATCCGACCCGTCATTTGGTAACTGCCCAATAATATCGGAAGGGGAAACTACCGTCATTCCGAACCAATCACGATAAATTGGAGCGTCATCATCATTTGTAATCATCCCATTAACCTTTATTAACATTAGTATCACCTCCTTTCATTGGTGATGTGTAGGCAGGCAAATTGTTGGGGCAAAATCTTGCGCGCTTTAACATAAATTCTGCTTGTGCTTGTCCTATTGCTCCAGCAGTGGTCAAATCTTTAATCTGGCTAACTAATAGCGAGTCGTCAACATCAAGCATGCTCTTAATATCTAATTCAAGATCAGGAGCATTTAGCTTTGTTCTTAGCTCATCAATAATCGGATTCACATACGTATTCAAATTTGCAAGGTAGAATGCTGTTACTTGTTCTTTATTACTATGTTGACTTTCAGTTGAAGACCCGCCACCCAAAATATCGCTAGGAATACCAAATGCCTGTGAAATTTGATCAGCAGAATAACTTGCGTTTTCCGCTAATGCTTTGAACACATCTGCTTTTATTTCAAATTGTTCATAATCCATGAAATCAGGCAGAGTCATTAATCTTCCAGAATTTTCTCCTGAATTGGCTTTTTCAAAAGCCTCTCTAGCATCTAAAAGATCTTCTGCATCATTTAAAGTCTTGCTTATTTTCAACTTTCCAGATGAATTTATCTGATTTTCCAATGCTTTTAGATTACTTTCATCACTCTTTTGCCCAACTGTGAGGGCTCCTTGAAGACTCTCCAATGGAGATTTTCCAATTAAAAACCTGTAATTTGGGTCCGGCATAAGCCTAAAATGAAGCATCTGATTCTGATTAAGTGTCATCTGTGGTCTTTCGTTGCTTTCATTGGCTGTATAAACGATACCTCTATTACCTGGAAGGTAGTTTATTTGCACATCTGATAGTGGAATATGTTCCAAATCAGTGCCAACAAGTGGAACGTAATCATTTCCACCCAGACAGAGCTGTATTAAAACACCTTGCCAAAAAGAAAAACGACTGATCAGTCTACTAGGCTGTTCAAGTCGTTTTAATGCTGCTTTATTTTCAGTTTTAAAATGTGCTGACGCAACGTCACTTGATATCCGATTAATAACGCTGAATACATTAACATTGCTTAAAGCCTCATTTGCACCTACAAAAGAAATAGGTAGCCCAGCTATGCTAGACATCATTGAGTGCATCCCACTGCCACTTGGATAAACAAAGTTTTTCGCTTTTCTTTTCTTGAAATTTCTAGGAGTCAGCAATCCCATTTATTACTCACCTCCTTCCCTATCAAGAATGTAAGCTGCTAAGCATAGTTCAGCACCACTTACAACATATCCTAAGGTAGTGTTGTAAGTAAAAACACCAATACCAATTAATACTAGGCCAGCCACAAAAATAAATACCGTTAACCAATTTTTTAGTAGTTCATTGATAGCTTTTGCCATTTACCCACCACCTTTCAAACCGAAAATTGTTGCCCACGTTTTTTTACGTTGCTCTCTGCTTAAATCATTCATAAAATTGTAACTTTCATCATGAAAGTTTTCAAAATAGTTCTGTGCTTGGGAATGTCCATTAATCAATGCATCAGTTGTATCAATATGATCATTGGTTCTATTAACACGATCAATTTTTACTGCCCCACCCTTGTCTTCTTTCAAAACTGCATTATTAAGACCATCTATCAATAATGGGTCGTTTAATATTTTGATATTTCCATTAATAAAGCTATTTTGGAAATCTTTGGTGGAATTCGATAAGTTGTATGAAGTAGGAGCTAATGTCAGTATTGTCCATTCAGGATTGTAGTTAGTAATTTTATTAACGAACCAACTAGCCAGGTTTGGATCAGCAATAATTGCTTTTACTTTGAGCCGATGGCTTACAACAAAATCAACCAGCCACTGATATATCTGATCCTTATTTATTACCCCACTAGGCAGATTTGTTATACTAACAAACCCCAGTCTTTCAAGTTCGCGATAATTGAGCCCATCTTGTTTAGACTTAGCCTCAATAGTTTTGGCTTGTGCGAATGGTATAAAGCTATGCTGCATAGCATAAAACATTCTTTTTTGACCATCAATATATGGAAATTCCATGCCTAAAGAAGAATTATCGTTTGTTTGGCTTCCATCAAAACCAATATATACATCTCTGCCTTCAATATCAAAACTGTCAATAATATTTTTACGAATGTTATCTAGTGATAAAAAACTGTTTTGAAATCTTCGACTCCATAAATTAAGTGATTTGTTAACAAATGTTTCGAGAGTACCCTCACGCTCATTTTTATCTCTGTCTTTTATTAAAGCATCCAAAAGTAGCTTTGCCTTTTCTTCTGGATATTCATTAAGTAAAGGATTTGACTTAGCCCATGTTTCAGGTTCATAAACCTCATTTTCTGAATCTTGATTATAAAGCACCTGAAAAGTATCATCGCCGTCTCGCTTGAAGTCCTGTTCAATCATGCTACGCATTACATCTTGATCGCTTTTGAATTTAACCTTAATATCTGGATAAGCCGTAGATATTTTTAAAAAAAGACGGTTGTTAATTCCGTTTTGCCCTGAAGTAATTTGTCTCAATGTCTCATTAAGCGCAGGCTTTAAATTGCCAATTTCATCATAAACAGCAATAGCATTATGAAATGAATCAAATCCTCCGCCTTGTGACGTTCCTTTTCTTACTGTATTTTTATTTTCTTTTCCAATTATCTGATAAGCTTGCACTTCAACATCATTTTCTTTTACCCAATCTGAAAAGTCATCAATTTTAACAAGTTTTTTTGCCTGAATTGCAACATCGTTAAAAAGCTTTGTTGCATGTTCACTATCATAACTTGCTATCAAAAAGTCTTGCGAAGATGCCCCTTGGCAAACAACAAAATAATAAAAATTGACTAGCATAGATGCTAGCCATGTTTTTCCTTGTTGTCTTGCAACTGATATATTAGCATCTGTGAATCTGGTACCATTAGTATCTGATCGCCAGCCTATCAAACTGTCCAAAATGAACGACTGCCAGAGTTGCGGTTCAATGTTCTCATCCAATTTATCTGGATTTGGCAATAGCCTAGTAAAATATTCAATAGCAGATACCGCATCCAAATCATAGTGATATGAGAAATCTTTATTTCCAATTCTCATAAGATCATTTAAGTGTCGAATACATGCTAGTTTTGTGTCTCTGCAAGTTATAAATTTATTAGCAAATATAACATCATAAGCATATTTAGTAGCTGAATCAGAATATTTTTTTAACAGTTCTTTAAACGTTTCTTTAAACGGCATTAATTTTTCTTTTATATCTGATACGCCAGTGAAATCAAACTTCTGCACCAAAGTTCACCTTCTTTAATGGATTATGTCTTTTGTTTTTGGAAGGTTCATTAATTTTTATTTGACGCATTCCCGCATCAAACGTTAGCCCCATATCAAATCCAAGTTTTTTTAAATTTCGTACACAATCATTAAGTTGTATGGCTTGTGGAGCTTTTTGAACTGGTACTCCATTTTTATCTGTTAAGTATGTTCCAAATTTTTTTAGTTTGTCCTCTGCTTCAATATATAAAGCATAGTATGTGCAATAAAGTTCAAGATTAGACTGATCAATTTTTTTAAGATAACCCATTTTTTTTATTTCTGGAATTAAGTCTCGCCAGATTCCTTGAGCGTCTTTCATTAAGTGCCGAGGAGGAGTGATTTGGATTTCATCCAAGCCGTTGTCATCCAGCTTTGTCACTTTTTCTTTCGATACCACTTGGAACTTACTTTTTTTAGAATCCATCTTCATTCGCACCTCCTAATTTATATATTTTTGTTATTTTTAATCATAATAAAACCAGCAAAATACTTTTATATCAGCACATCACTGGTTAAAAATTGCATATTTTTTTATTTTTAGCTCGTAAAAGATCGGGACGGCACTGTGTGAGCTCCTCATTTGAGCAGGTAGGGCGGCCCCCAATTTTTAATTTAAACATAAAAAAATACATTGACTCATTTATGCTCGTGCTTCAATATCCATTCAGTCATTTTGCCTCTATCCCACTTTTTGCTTGTGTCCATATTGACTACCAATGATTGTGATTGGTATATCCTATTCTCAAGTTCGCCTTTCCAATAATGGCATCTCTTGCAAAGCACCCAAAGATTATCTTCATCACTCTGCTTACGCTTGTCTACACGCCTTGGAATAATATGATCAACAACCAGATAACCAGTCTTATCATAAGTATGGCCACAGCATTGACAAGTGAAGTACGCCTCACGCTTTATGTGATTGCTTACTGTTCTCCACTGCTTTGAATGATAGAATGCATTAGCTTCTTTGTCTCGCTTGTATTTGTTATACATGCTGTAGTTTTGTTTACGTTGCTGTTTGGCAAAAGGATTTCGTTTATGATAAAGTCCTGCATGTTCACTGCAATATGGATTTGATTGTTCAAAAGATATAAGTTTATTGCAATTAGGTTTGCGGCAAACTCTGACTCTAGACATTATAAACCGCCAACTGTCCATCCATAAGAATGTTTATCACACGGTTTAACTTCTTTTTGTTGCCCGGAATAATTGCAGTCGAATCAATAGATATATTTCTGAATTGATATGTGTCAAGGCTTTTAGAGTTCAAAGAAATATACTTAATAACAATCTGGCCAGCACAATCTTTTACAATAATTTCATTGGTTGAAACAATCTTTTTTGCATCAAGGCAGCCTATAAATTTGCTATAGAAGTCTCTATCCATTGCCATACTTGCTTGCAGTGAAGAACCACATACCACTGCTTCGTAAATTGTTGGCATTTCATGTCGAGTTTTAACGTCGCCTTCAACAAATGTATTTAGTTTTCCAGACTTTATTTCTTCTGGAGATGGAGTATCTTTGGTCGCCTCACGTAGTGCTTCTCGCATCGCATCAATACCAGCTGACATATGAGTTGTATCTAAGGCAATAACGCACTCTATATCAGATGGTTTCCAGTCAGCTACTATCTTTCTTTTCTTCTTTGCAAGTATTCCTCTCATGATTACTCCTCCTTAAATTTATGTACAAAAAAAGCAGCTCAACGGCTGCAAATTGAATTGTGCAAATAACACATATACAATTATGTTTCGTAGACTCTTAATTTTTGTCACTTACTTTGATATTCAGTCTGTTGGTGAACCCACTCTTTTATATATTTTATATCCTCTTTTAATTGATCAGAATTACTTTGAGAATAACTATTTCCTAAGTCCTTCCCCAAAATTATTCCAAAAAATATTATGTTTTGTATAACTGATAAAACAAATGCTATAACTACAATGAAATTAAATCCATATATTAAACTATCCGCTTTTAAAAAAGCAATTAATACTTGAAATAAACTGTAAATTAAAGATGTTAGTAAGCCTACGGAAATTGTTATCAAAAGACATTTATAGTTTTTCCTATTTAATTTTTTTATTACGGAGAAGGATGGTATAGCAAGCAGTAATGTATACAAAGAAAAATATATACCGGCAAAAATACTTGTCAAAGTATTAATTGAATCGCTACTTTGATATACAATTTTTCCCCAAGAAACAATGAAAGATCTTTCTTGTTGAAAAATTAACAATATCATTAAACAAAATGTAGGAACAAAAACAAAATACTTTTTTAAATAATTATCCGCCATATTAAAAAAATTATGCTTCTTCTTCAATTTCCTCATTTTCTTCATCTTCCAGCCCCCCATATGGTATATCCTTATAAGCCACAGCATCATTACAGTCCGATATTTCACCTGCATAGTGTTCTAACGAGTAATTAATTGCATCATCTGAAAACTCATTGTTTGTCAAAGCATCTCTTAACACTATCATAAGCGCATCAAAACCAGTGATATCTCCAACGTTTTTATAAAAATTTATGAACTTTCTTTGCCGTAAATCTATCTGAGTTTTAGTTCCGTTACCTAATCTTACATCAATTAGTCCGCTCAAGAGACTTATATCCTCCGAATTAATAGCCTGCATAAGGTTAATTATAGTATTATCTAAATCACCTGCATAGCGTCCCTTTTTGAATTCTAATGTCAAAACGTTAGCTCCAAACTCATTTCCAAATTCAACATTCCGACCCAAAAGTGTGCCTATAAAATTTTGTTCTTCATCATCTTCATCTTGGTTTATAAAATTTTGAACATTATAATCATTAATTTTCACTTGAATTAAAATTCTTAATATTTCTGTATCATTATCTACTATTTCTAAGCCTTTTTCTGACCTTTGTTGTATTAATTTTACATGGTAGTAATTATCGTTTCCTTCGTTCTCTTTACAAATATAAGAGTTGAGGAAATTTTCTATTCCTTTCTTTTTGGGTCCTGCTATTGTTCCTTCAACTACCAACATTCTATGAACTTCATCATACAAGCAAATTACTGGCTGATACGCATCCCCAACAATTTCCTCGATGTTGTCCGAACCTATATGTCCATTGTATGGTTTGTTTTTCAAAAACTTACCTAACCAAAAGATTCTGCATTGATTATTAATCGCTATATACTGAGGTAGCGAGTAGTAGCAATCATCATCAAGTTTTACAGTTTTATTTCTTGGATTCTGCACGCTTATATGATCCAATAAATTATTTAAGGATAAATATGTAAGGTTACTGTTTTTTTCAATATAAACATTATAAAAACTAAAATTCAATTTGATTCCCCCATAATAAACAATTATTTTAACAATAACATTAAACCTCTAATGTATAAAAAAGTAAACAAAAATAGCGCTCATTTCTGAACGCCAACGTTAAAATAATTATTCTTGGGGTTTCGATTGATTACTCAACCGAACAAATGCTGTAGGACTCGAACCTGCACTGACGGTTTTGGAGACCGCCGTTCTACCATTAAACTAAGCACTTATAACGGTGGTTTTACCCACCCGAACACGAATCCCGACGGTACAAAATACCGCCAATGCAGTGAGTGAGTATTGCTCTCACGCCAGTTCTTTGCTGTCACTGCTCCGCTAGTATCACGACTAGCACGCATCAGTTGAAAGGAGAAAAGTTTCGTGAACATTTCATTGCGTCTCGGTTTTGAATGACGACCCCATGTCAAATCATTCAACGCTACCATTTTAGCAATATTACAACGGCAAAAACACGCATTTTTCACGCATATTCAAGCTAGTCCTCTTTCCTCTGCCACTAATTCAAAAAACTTATTTCGCTTGCGTCTAACTTGGCTTACAGAAATATGTGCTTTTTGAGCTACACCTTCCGTATTGTATATTCCATTTTCACGCAAATACAATTCATAAATAATATCTTGTGTAATCTCGCCTGAGTTTTTCAATGCTTGGCCTACAGCTTTTTGATTGCGTTTGATATTTTCTATGCGCCTATCTGTTGCAATTGTAATAGCCATTTGGGCTACACCTTCATCCTTTTTATTTTCAGCTCGTCCACCTCCAACATTTTCATCCTTGAATTCTTGGTACCTATACATCAGTTCTTGTTCTCGCCGGCGTATGTATTCTTCAGCTGACGGGTAATCTCGGATCATGTCTGCTATATAATTAAATGTCGACCTTTTCACTGTTACACCTCGTTATTTAAGTTTATGACTACTCTCCCTCTAATTTCTGCCCTTTCTCGGCTTTAACGCACATTGTTCTCAGCGTCATTTCGTCAAAGTTGCGTCTTCCCCATGTTTCTTTAGGCTTTAAACCTTCAACGGTTACTGAGAATCTGCCTTGAGAAAGAATAATATACAGTCCATTGCGATAAACAAATGAATCATACCTTTTCAGTATTTCGCCATTCTTATCAACAAACTTAGAAGCTCTTCCTGCCATTAACTATTCATCCCCTCACATTTTTTTAACCGGTTAACGCCTGTGCCCCATAACGAATGGGCGTGCATCCTCTGACACAGGCTATAAAGATAATTAAGCTATTACAGGGATGTCTTTCTCTGCTTTTGCCAATTGATCTTCAAGATATTCTTTAATTTTTTTAGCTGCTACTAATTTCCATAAGCCGCCATCTGCCTCAAAGAATCCTGATTGCATTCCTTCATGCATACGGAAAATGAATTTTCTTTCTGGCTGGTCAACTTCAAGAAATGTTGCATAAGGTTTGAGCGTAACTGGGTTAGGCACCTTCACATTTGCTACCGTTGCAACGCCACTGTTGATTTGAACTTTTTGTGAAACACCATCATCATTTGCTTGTGTCACCCCTTCTTCTCTCAGATTGCCAATGACTTTCAGTACAGTATCACGATCATCGTTCTGAACAAATTTTGATTGCAGTTCAATATTCATTTCTTCACTGTCATACCATTCACCATAATTGAATGCCGGAGCATCAAAAACAGCTTTTGCAATAATTGGTCGTCTACCAAATTTATCTAGTCCAGTTTCGTAATAGACTTTGGTTGGGCCATCAACTCTCAGCCTCAAACCATCAAATTTTGTCTCTTCATACTTGATAAATTCAATTAAGCCATCAAGTGTATGAACGGCAACTGTACGCTCTGGAACTCCAGGGTCCTTAACGAGTGTTGGCAATCCGTCTCCATCAACAAAATAAGTATTTTTCCCAACTTCAAATTTCTTACCATCTTGTGCCTCACGAGTTAATTCAACTAAATCTGCTAATTCTGGTGTCTTCATGTCCTATCACTTATCCTTTCTTTTTCTGTAAATCGATAACTTTGTCTTGCTTTTCAACTTGTTCAACTGTTTCTCCAGTATCTGTCTTAACTTCGCCATCATCTGGATCAATGTATGTTTGCCCTTTAGCTCCTGACTTTAATTCATTAACCACCGCCTTTCCTCTGCTATCTTTGCCAATCAACAACGTTGTGCCGACTGAAACTTCTGGAGCAAGTGTTGTTTTTACTTGAACATCTACATCGACCGCTTCGCCAGATTTTGCCGGTTCAAAAGTAACATTCATCTGCAGCTTTCTTTTTTTAGTCGGATCAGTATTTGGATCCATGATATTTTCTGCAATTTTTTCTAATGCCCTGTTCAATTTAACCTGCGCTCCACCGTCTGCAATTTGATCAATACTGAAATTAATTCTTTTTGTCATTTTATTTTCCACCTTTCAATCTCAACCAATTTTCCAAATATCTAACCTGCTGCCAAATGTGGGCTTCCTTCGATTGTTCATCGTTGTTGCCTAACGAATTGCTTTGCAGTCTTCCCAAAATATCTTTCAGTACAACTTCTGGGAATTCATGCTGATTGATAAGCCTATTTAATGCCATCCCTGCACTTTCGCCCATTTTTACTTTTACATCTCCCTGCCTATCAATTCATCAATGCTAACTTTGAAATAATCTGCCAACTTTATTAGCATCTCTCTGCCAGGAAAATTAATGCCGCGCTCATATGCTCCAATTGTTGCTTTGGAAACATTGAGCCTATCCGCTAACATTTGCTGTGTTAAACTGTGATTCTCACGTAGTTCTCTTAGATTACTCATGCGCCCACTCCTAATCTCTAAACATGTCTATTTCATAAATTCCAGAATTAAAAACTGCAGTAGATTTTTTATGGCATTTAGAACATATAAAATTAAAGTCATATTCTTGATCATGGTGATATCGTGGAATTGAATAGTTTCCAAACTTAAACTTATGAAGCTGCATATGACCGCAATTCTTGCATTTTACAAAAGCTTGATTATATTTCATTCAACTTCCGACCAATTAGCAAATTCTTTTTTGTATGGTTTCTTGTCACTACTTTTTAGTGGCACTATCGTGAACTGCATTTTGACTATGTCCCCCTTTTTCTTCTTGATTTTTCAAACGAAGCCATAATTTAAGTCTTCTAATTTTATTTTTATTAGTTAGATAAATAGCTGGTTTATAGCCTAATTTCCAATATTTATTTTGCCTAAACCACTCTTTCTTGTATTTATTATTCAAGGATAAAAAGTGTATATTAGAAACTCTTTCTCTCTTTTTTAACGAATCTTTGCTTATAAAGAAAATTTTTTCGTATTTATTTCGTATACGCCTGTTCATTCCCCCACCTCCAATAGTTCTGGGTTATTGTGAATGTCACCAATCACTTCGCAATACCTGTTAATGTGATTGAGAACATAAATACCAGCTTCCCATTCTCCGTTATGATATTTAACCTCGTAATTAACTGGATGCCCGTACAAATCTTCTGTTTTAACGATACTGCCCTCGAAAATCTTTTTCTTACCGCTTTTGTCTTTCAACCCTGTATACTGTTCAAGCACTAAGTTAGATGATGCTGTGCCTAAGTAAATACCGCCTAATTCATCTGGGTAACGCATAACTCTATTTGTGCTATCCCACACCCTAAACTCGATTTCTCTGCTCATTTATTTCACGTCCTTCTTCTTAAATCTTTGAAGCTTCTTTTTAAGCGCTGCACGTTCTTCATCACTCATTTGAGATTTAGCTTTTTGTGACCAATCAGGCACAGTTTCTTTTTGAACAACTGTTTTACCATACTTTTTCTGCTGTTTCTGTTGCTTGTATTCTTCTTCGTACTTCAATGCGGCCTCAACAGTTTTAATATCCCGTTTTGAGTAACTATCTAAAATCTGACGTAAATAATTAAAAGCCGTAGAGCCATGATCCATCATGTAATCAATAGCATGTATCACAACTTCATCCCCCAATTCAGATATGTAATCAAGAAATATAGGTTGTGATGTTCCACTGAGTGGGATGCGCTTTGTTTGCAAATAAAGAAAGGCATTAGGTCTTAATTCTTTTGTTTCAGTTTTTTGAGATTCTGTGCGCGTACTACTACTACTGTTAACCCTTGTAGTATTAAAAGACCTTGTAGTACTACCTTTATCATTTCTGCCTATAGGGGTATCCGCAGAACTGCCTATAGGGTCCCCCTCTGTTTTGCGCATAGGGGTATCATCAGAATTGATGATAGGGTCAGTTATTGGATACATTCTTCGTTGCTTAATTTGCTTATTTTCATCCCTGATTAATACGATTTTTAAGTACCCTAATTCCTTGAGATGATTAATTCTCCTTGAAATTGTTCCCTTCGTCACATTGGAAAATACATCTACAAAATATGAGTTAGTGGCGTAACAAAATCCTTGTTTAGTCGCTAAAGCTGTAATTTCACTAAACAAAACTTTTTCATCGCCTTTCAATCTGGAATCATATCTAACATTTGCAGTCAGAATTGAATAATAACTAGGCTGCTCTTTCATCTTGTTTCCCTCCGTTCAGCGCCACTGATTAACCGCTGTTCCATTTCTTCACGTTTATATTGCTCATCAAATTCTTGCATCTGTTTCCGTGACATTAATTTCATACTGATTAACATTTCATCGCTCAACTTAATTCCGTGAAAATGTTGTTCTTCGTAAAACGACTCAGCTCCGATATGATGAAATCTTGCATGACAATTCGCACACAATGCTTCGAGTCTATGTTGCCGATGATCAAGGTGATTGCGATTATTTCCGCTGCCTACAGTGTCCTCATGATTTATTTGAATATCTTTAGTTACCCCACATGCAGTACAACGCCTATGAAGCAAGCACAAGTAAACTCTTCGCTCGGTATCAAAAGTGTTTACCAAGTCTTTGAATTGGAATGGTACGTCATACTCAAAACAGTACTCAACCAGAAAAGAAATAAACTGTGTAGCAACATCTTTCTTGCAATCACTTAGGCTGAACATTTGATAGCCGCTATTCTCACAAAACTCTTCTTTTAGTTTCTTTTTCTGCTTTTCACGCTCAAAAACTTGAACATAACCTTGATACTCACAAATATCACGAATCATTGCGTAGGCTTTGCGCCTCTGTATTCCTGATATCAAATCTTTTGAATGAGGTATGATGTCAAAATCAATCTTTCCTTTACGAAAAAGATTAATTAAGCCATCAAAATCATCAATTTTCATCGTGACAAGATCTTTGTCAATCGTTACATTTGTCAAATGTCCTGAGAAACGTTCATTTTCCATAATTGCTCCTGTGTGCTAAAATTTAAGTGTGTTAGTTTTATTTGAGCCTACTTGCGATAGGCTCATTTTTTATGCAGCCAATCCCAAACACCCCAAATTAGATCACTCATGAAACCACTAACCCCAAACAGTACTAATCCCACTAAAGGAATAACTACTGCCGGCCACTGACCAAATATAAACGGCCATAAATTAAACATGTTTATTCCCCCTGTCTCGTATACATTCCTCAATCACTTGCCGCCAGACTTGTAATTATTTAAATTCAGAAAGGAACGTATCTAAGTCACTTTTTTTAATTCTTGTAAGCCCTCCAACTGAGATAGTTGGTAAACCACGTTTTTTTATCCAATTTTGTTCAAGTGTTGATCGACCTATATTTGCGTACTCACATGTTTGAATAATGGACATGTACTCAGGGTATGTTTTTACCCCCTGCGATTCGCTCTGAGCAGTTTTTACCGCCTTTACAACTATTTGGGTTATCTCTTTTTCAAAACCATCAGACAGTTTCAGATTGATCTCAGTCATACGCTCACCCCCTATGCTGATTCATCATCAATATCAAGTGACATTTGTCGCACAACAGTTTTAGTTGCTGTTGCTGGTTCCCAGTCGTTAATAAAATCAACAACCATTTGATAATGCTTAGTACGAAGCTGGGAACGTGATCCAACACCAGCAATCTTCTTAACACCACTGTTGATATCCTTAAAAAGTTCACCACGTTGTTGTGATGTTAATTTTCCAAAGCCACGGCCTACTTCAGTAACTCGTTGTCCGATACGGCGACTGATGTAACTATAATCGCCTTGAGGGATGACCTGATTTTCTTCAAGATTGCCAACTCGTTTCTCGACCTTCTCGACCTTCTTGTTTGAATCTTTTTGAGCTTCAAACATTAGTTCCAAGGTTTCCATCGGGGTTTTGGGTAATTTAGCATGTTCAAAATAACTACCAGTTTTTCTGATACTTGGTAATACTTCTTCGGTAACCCAATCCTGGAACCTTTCAGCAGTTTGGTTATTTGCTTTAATTGCCAACTTGTAAAATTGAGGTTCAGTGATGAAATCACCACGTTGCTTTAGCCGTTGTCCAGAATTGGACAATTTCAAATATTCGTTAACTCTTTCCCACCGCACATAAAGATTGCCCTTAACAATCTTGGTCAGCCCTAATCCAATTGCTGCTTGTTCGACATCAAAATTAATTTCTCCGTTTTCTTTTACCAAAATTGGTAAATCAATATCTCCGTTAGTAAAATGTTGTAATCTGTTCATTTGCGATAATCCTTTCTAAGTTACGTTGATTGAGTAGTATAATTTAATTGTTCAAGAAAGGTGGTGAAAATATGAGTAAACCTTACATTATTTCATATGACTTAAATGACCCTGGTCAAAGATATAACGATGTCAAAGAAACTATAGAAGATTTTTCAATAGCCAGCAGAGAGTTGCAGAGGTCTGTTTGGCTAATACGTAGTGAATCATCTCCAGATGATATAACCGATGCCTTACATAAGGTTATGGATGAAAATGACTCACTATTTGTTTGCGAACTGAAAAATAACCGACAAGGATTAGCTTCTAAAAAAGATTGGGAATTTATCAGAGAATCATTATTTACAGATTAACTTTTCGTATTCTTTCTCAGTCATCATGCGATATTCCCTGTGCTCCTCGCTACCGCCAATAGCCTGGAGCACATTTTTTATTTCTTCCGTGGATCCTTCAATTGTTAATTTCATCCCTCTATCCCCTTTCTTTTACCCTTTGTATCTCATAAAGATACAAAATTACTAAAAAAAATGTCGTTTATCTGTGTAGCAGTTAAATGATATTTTTCTTTAATCAAAGTCATTTCAGATTTTGAAAATTCAGCACCATTTTTTTCATTGATTTTTGCTGAAAAACGTTGCTGGCTAATACCTAAATAAGATGCTAGTTTTTTTTGATTGTCACCATGGAGAATCATTATTGATCTGAACTTCTTTACATCCATAAAATCGCCCTCCTTTTTGTATCTTTTTAGGATACTTTAATGATAAATTATCTACAACTATATGTCAATAAATCGTGTATCTTTTTTTTCAACAAATTAAAAAATGCTTGCACGCAATACCAAAAAATGTTAATTTTGAGATACAAAGAAAAGAGGTGGTTTTATGGAACAAATGGGTGAAAGATTAAAAAGGCTACGCACTTCATTAGGATTGACACAGGAAGAATTAGGAAACCGTATTGGTTTAAAAAGAGCAGCAATTAATAAGTACGAAAAAGGTAACGTTGAAAATATGAAAAGATCAACTATAGAAAAATTGTCCTCAATTTTTAATGTTACTCCAGCATATCTTATGGCTCTTGATGAAAATGAACCTGACATTCTTTCCATTTATAACAAACTACACCACTCTCGACAAGCCTATGTTTACGATGTAGCAAAGGCACAATTGAATGAACAAAGTAACATTGTTGAATTACCTAAGAAAAAAATGCATGGTGGTCGTTCAACGGCTGCTGGTGCTCCTATAGATGGCGATTACCAAGATAGCCAACATGAAATGGTTGTTATAAGAAATGAGGTACCCAGAGGAGCTGACGAGGTCGTTACAATAGCCGGCGATAGTATGGAGCCGCTGCTAAAAAAAGGATCACAAGCTTTCCTTCATTATCAACCAGTACCCGACACAGACGGACAGGTTGTGATTGTGCGAATAAAAGACGTAGGAGTTACATGTAAAAAGATTTATCGTGAAGACGGAAAGATACGCTTAAAATCAATCAATGATAAATATGAAGATATGGTTTATCCTGCACAAGATGTTGATGTGATAGGCAAAATCATGTTGGAAGAAAAGAAAAAGTCCTAACCCCCCATTCACAGTAGAAGGTTAAGACTTATCTTGTATCTGAGTAAAATATAACACATCTCAGATATTTTTACATAATGTTTTATTAGGGGGAAATCAATAATGACAACTTGCGAGATTTGTAATACCAAAATAGGCTTATTTTCTAAAAAATTTACTACTGATACTGGATCCAAGGTTTGCCAAAAATGTATTTCAAATGTAGATCCTGTAATATTAATTGACAGTATAACTTCTGCAAAAACTATAGCTTTTTCTATGGATAACGATATTGGGGATTCTTATTTAGCAAAAATTGGTGTTGAATCTCAATCTGATGTACGCAAACAAAGAAAAGAAGAAGAATTAGCAGAGTTAGCTAAAAAAGAACAAGAAAAAAAGGAACGAGAAAAACAATTAAAAATAGCAAGGGAGACTCTTGAAAGGGCTAAGCGACAAGAAATATATCACTTCAAAGTTCACGGAGTTACTCATTATGAATTGTCAAAAATGATAACTTATGCTCGTAGAAACGATTTTTTCGATCCTTATGATGGATGGACCGCTGGGGATATTAAAGAATTCTCTCCGTATGAGAAAGTTTTTGAAACTGACTTACAAGGTGCTGTTAGTGCCATTACTTTTGAAACCGAACCCGAAAATAAATACGATCCAAATGCTATTAAAGTAATCGCCACTCTTGATGAAAAAAAGTACATGCTAGGATATGTCCCAGCTAAACAGACAGGCAAGGTTTTAGATATACTGAAAAAGCAAAACAGAGGGGAAATCTCACCAAGAGTTGAGTACGAGCTAACTGGTGGTAAATATAAATTAGCAGATGATGACGAAAATGATTTTTCAGATGATCCAAAATTAAAAATTTATACTGGCAAAAGAGAATATGGATTCAACATAAAAATATGTGATAACAACATCGACTAACGGCAAAGAATGCTAGATATATAATTTTTAATGTTAGAATATACTACAGATGTGGTTAATCATGGAGGTGAAAACATGGATAAATATGTAACACACGAGGAACTTAATCATGCTTATGATAATCTTTCTAACAAAATCGATTTAATGAGCGAGCACATTGATAATAAATTTTAAAAAGTTAATACCAAGTTTGAATCTGTAAACACTAAGCTTGCTAATCAAAAAGTTTGGTTTATTTTAACAGCAATTTCTGTTACAACCGCTACCTGTACTATCGTAGGATTCCTAATTCATTTGCTATAGAGAGGTAATCAATGACATTTTTAATACTTGTACTAATATTTTTATTTCTTTGGAAAATACTCGGATTCATAGGTCGTATATTTTTACCAATCATTGCTGTGCTGGTTATCCTAAGTATGATCATTAGTTCTGCTACTATCGTTTCAATCATCTGGATTCCCATAGCGGTCTTATATTTCATAGGTTTGTTTATATCTGGTATAACAAAAAGAAACTAAAAAACACATCCCCCACTGACCAAAGTTAAGGATGTGCTACACGATTCATACAGAGACGCGATCAAACGCCCTATTTGTATTATAAAGGAGGTGTTGCCTAGTAACAAGCCCCTCTCTAAAAAATAAGGTCACTTGCCGCCAGCAAATTATTTAAAAGGAGAGATTAAAATGGCTTCATACACAAAATACGAAACACATAAGGGTGAATTTTGGCGCTTTCAAGTCTCATATACGGATCCCCTAACCGGTAAGCGAAAGCAAAAAGGAAAAGGCGGATTTGAAACGAAACGTGAGGCTAAACGTTTTGCACAGAAACTAGAAGATGAAATCAGTCGTGGCTTCTTAAGAAATGATAAATTAACCTTTGGGGATGTCTTTAAAATGTGGTTTGAAAATTATCAGCTAACTACAAAAGAATCGACTTGGACTACTACAAAACGTAACTTTGAAAATCATATATTGCCTGTCCTTGGTAACAGAAAAATAAATGAAATAACACCTACTATCTGCCAAAAAGTTGTTAACGACTGGTTTAATAGACCGCTTAAAAACTACAAACGTTTTTTTAACAATGTAAAAAATGTTTTTGAGTACGCTGTGCAATTAAAAATAATTGTTGATGATCCTACAAAAGCAGTGATACGTCCTAGTGCAAAACATCAAAAGGTTAAAAAGAAAGACGAAAAAAGTATGTACTATACACGCGAAGAACTAAAACAATTTTTAGAGTGTATGTATGACTCAGATAATTATCAAGGATATGCATTTTTTCGCCTACTAGCTTTTACCGGCATGCGTAAAGGTGAAGCCTTAGCATTAACTTGGAACGATGTAGATTTTGTCTCGAGACAAATTACTATTAATAAAACTCAGTCTAATGGCTATGATCGCTTAGTAGTTCAATCAACAAAAACCGCAGCGAGTGATAGAGTTATTTTTATTGATCAGAAAACTATGTCTATATTAAAAACTTGGCAAAAAAAGCAACGAGTAGAATTGTTTCATCTTGGCTTTAACTCTATGAACGAAAATCAACTCGTGTTTGCGTCTTATAAGAATACAATGCATAATCCTAACAAACCTCGTGTTTGGGCTGTTAGAGTGACTAAAAACTATGATTTAAAGCATATACCCGTTCACGGTTTTAGGCACACCTACGCAACATTAGCTATACAAGGTGGAATGCCACCAAAAGAACTACAAAAGCAACTCGGTCACAGTGATATTAAGACAACACTAGACATCTATACTGCTGTTACTGATCAACAATTAGAACAAACACCAGAAAAGTATACAGCTTTTGTAAACTTTTAATTCCATGCAACATCCATGCAACATGAGTATGCAAAAGCATACGAATATATACTAAAATACAAAAATAAAAACGCTGATAAATCAACGATTTACGAAGATTTACCAGCGTTTACGAAGTGTTAGTTGGGCTAGCTGGATTCGAACCAGCGCATCACGGGATCAAAACCCGATGCCTTACCGCTTGGCTATAGCCCAATCATGGTGGAAGGGAGTGGATTCGAACCACCGAACCCGAAGGAGCGGATTTACAGTCCGCCGCGTTTAGCCAGACTTCGCTACCCTTCCAGAAAATCAAGTCTATCAAATACCTGACTCAATAATAATACACGATTAGGTAACGATATGCAAGACTTTTTTCAAAACTATTTTTTTTGATACTAACCACCGTATAATTAACGGACACCTATCATTAATTTTTTGATTCTCGGTACCATCAGCAGCAATACAACTCCAAAAATAATTGTCACAATCCCTACAAGCCCATAATACATAACTTCTGTATCTTTTGAATAAAAGCGTACCAATTGTGAATTAAATGCCTGTGCCACTGCATCACTTAAAAACCACATACTCATCATCTGTGAACGAAAAGCCTTAGGCGCTAATTTAGTGGTCGCCGACAAACCAATTGGAGAGATCAGCATCTCGCCAATGATAACCAAAGCCCAGCTAATTATAAGCCAGAATGGGCTTACCCTCGTACTTGTCCCAGATAGAAAACCTGGAATCATCATCCAAATAAAAGAAAGCCCTGCAAAAAACAATCCATAGGCAAATTTAGCTGGAGAAGATGGTTGCTTATCACCCAATTTTGTCCAGAATATCGCAAAAAAAGGTACATAGATCATAATAAATAATGGATTCATGCTTTGAAAAACACTAGCCGGATAGTGCAACCAGCCTATGCTAAGTTTAGTTTGTTCCTGAGCAAAAAAAGCTAGGACGACTGAACCTTGTTCTTCGATCGACCAAAACAATATACTTGCAATGAACAAAGGAACATATGCCCACACGCGTGAGCGTTCTTTTTTAGTTAACTTAGAGCTAGATAACATTATAATGAAATAATAAATTGGGATCATAACAGCCAAAATCGTTATTACCAAAATTATATTTGTAAGATTCAAAAGATTGAACAAACTCATTATTATAAATATTAAGGACAAAGAGACAACAAAGATTAAAATTTTCTGTAAAAGTCCTTTTAACTCCTCTGGATCAATTGGATCACTAGGATATAGACTGTCTTTTGACAAATATTTTTTTCCATCTATGTAATATTGTAGTAATCCAAAAAACATACCAATCGCTGCCAGTGAAAAGCCTAGATGAAAATTAATATTCTGTCCCAAGTATCCGACTAAAATTGGTGAAATGACAGCACCCGTATTAATTCCAAAAACAAAAATAGTAAATCCAGTATCACGTCGCGGATCAGTCTCACCATATAAATCTCCTACCATTGTAGAGACATTCGGTTTTAATAGCCCTGTTCCAATGACTATCAAACCCATCGAAATGAATAGTGCTGTTCTTCCAAATGGAGTTGACAAGGCAATGTGCCCCAACATAATTAAAATTCCACCAACAAAAACCGTCCGGCGGCTTCCCCAGACACGATCACTAACAAAGCCTCCAATTGCACTTGATAAATAAACGAGTGCTCCATAGATCGACATAATAGAAGCTGCAGTGACCTTGTCAAAACCTAATCCGCCATCTACAACAGAATAGTACATATAAAAAAGTAAAATAGCCCGCATACCATAATAACTGAATCTTTCCCACATCTCAGTAAAAAAAAGTGTAGCAAGTCCACGTGGATGCCCTAGAAAAGCGACATCCATTGTTTTCTTATCCAT